TCCTCATAGTCGAGCTTCTCGATCAGTGTTACGTTCTCCTCGCCCAGCATCTGCACCACTTCGGAGAAGGTGCTCGCCAGTACGTTCTTCCTTGTTCCGTCCGTCAGCGTTACGATATACCGCTCTCTCTTTCCCATCTCTACCTCCCGTGCGCTTTCTTGTTGATATGGTCCTCGATCTCCGTGATCGCTTCCGTTACCGGGCCGTCACAGCCCTGCTCGGATAATCCTTTCAGGCAGGCGAGGATCCCCTTGGTCAGGATGCCCTGCTCTTCCTTGATGGACTTGATCTCCGCGTCCTGTTTTTCCTGCCTCTCAAACCAGCCGAATATTTTCCTGATATAGCTCACCAGCGCTACAAACGCTCCGACGATCGCGGCCGCCCCGATCAGAGACTGCCACGTCAATGTGATCTGCATTTCCATCACCTCAGATTCATTCCGTTCCAGACTGAAAGCGCCACGACAAGCAGAAACAGCATCAGCAGTATCTTCATTTCCCGACCTCCAGCAGCTTCTCCCAGGTCTTCGGCCCGCAGACTCCGTCTTTCTCCAGAACGTAATACGCCTGCGCCCGGAACACCGCCGCCTGCGTCTTTGCTCCGAAAAACCCGTCTGCCGCTCCGCAGGCCCAGCCATGCGCGTTGAGCAGAGCCTGCAGGACCACGCAGTCTGTCTTGTATGCGTTGCTGTACTGCAGCAGCTGCGGTCTCCAGCTGTGGTCTTCCTCGGCAGTGCCGTTTTTCTGGCCGTCTGACGCAGTTGAACCGCCTTCAGAGGGTTCCTTTTCCTTCGCGGTATTGTCGCCCTTATATCGCAGACAGCAGTTCCAGGGATAAGAGAAAAAGGGCTGGACCCGGATCTCGTTTCCGCTCTGGTCGCCTGGGATCGTGTTGCCTTCCGATGATCTGGCATGGACGAGCTTGCCGTCCCCGACATACATGGCAGCGTGCGAAGAGTAGTTGATCAGAACATCTCCACGCTGCATGCCGTACCCTGACGAAAGTCCAACCTGGACGGATACATCGGTGAACCCGTTGGCAATGAACGCCTGACGCATGTTCCCGGTATAGCTGGCTCCGCCTTTGCTTTTGACCGGCACACCGGCCTGCTCCCATGCCGTGATGATCAGGTGCCCGCAGTCGTAGTCGGGGCCCCAGCCGCCCCATTCATAGCCGTGATGCGCGTTGTCATTTGCAGTGTTGATCGCCCACTGCACGGCGCTCTCAATCTTTGTCATGTTGTCCTCTTTTGCAGAAAAGGCCCCGGATCCCCGAGGCCTTAATCCTGTTCCGTCTTCTTTTATTCCGGCCACTGCACCCTTCGCATCAGATGCCCGCAGCCGACCCTTGCGTCCGTGTGGACGGGGATCAGGGCCTGTTTGCACTTCTCGCAGAAGTACAGGTCCTCCGACAGCATCCCGATGCTTCGGTCTTCATAGTTGACCCAGTCGAACCATGGATAGTCCAGCTTTCGGAAGAGCTCTGTCCGGATCAGTGCGCAGCCCATGCCGCCGCCATGGATCCGGAGCTTCTTCGTGCCCTTTGCCTTCAGCTCCGACATCTCCGCTGCCGTGTACTCCGATTCCGGAGGATAGCACCAGTGCGGGAAGCCCAGTTCGTCCAGGTATTTGCAGATGCTAACGCGACCGCTGTAGAGGTTGTCCTCGCCCCGGTGCGCGTAGTAGCCGAGACAGACGTCGACCGGATCCTCCATGAGGTTTACCAGCGCGTCCTTCGGAAGCACCACGTCATTGTCAACCATGAGAACGTAATCCCAGTCGCCTTCAAGCGCTTTGCTCGCGATTCTGTTCCGGGCAGTTGCGCAGTCGTACCCTCTTACAAATTCAAATCCGGCGGTGTGCTCGCCCCTGTCCAGATTCCAGATCGACTGATAGGTGTCCGGGAATATGCTCTCATAGGTCGGGACCGCGATCAGGATTCGGCTGACTTTTTCGCTTTTCTTGTTCGGGTCGGTTTCCTGGCCGGTGCTGCCGGCGGTGTTTCTCCCCTGCAAGCGAATACCTCCTCCCATGTCATGTCGCGGTATTTCCTGTAATACTCCAGCCTCGGCGTCTGCGGGTTCTCCCAGCAGTTCCGGAACCCCGCGTAGTGTACGATCGCGGGCCGGTCACTGTAGCCGCAGAGCCTGTTCTCATTGAAGCGCGTCGGGATCTCCATGATCTTCCTGGGATACCCGAGCTTGTTCATGGCGTCCTGGTCTATGAACGGGAGCTCCTGCGTGTTCAGGAGCCGGATCATCTCATCCTCTGCCCCGGCTTTCCGGAGCTCGACGAGGTTGATCATCGCGACCCCTGCGTTGTAGTAGTTGATCCCGTAGGGGTGCCAGGTCGTGAATTTCTCCTCGGCCATGGCGTACCATTTCCTGCCCATCTCCAGATCCCACAACTCCTCGATGCTGTCCGTGACAATCGTGTCCACGTCCAGCTGCAGAACCCTGTCCAGATCCTCCGGGAGGATCCTGCAGTAGCAGGCCCTGACCAGCGCCATGTAGGTGAACTGGCTCTTCATGTTCGGCCCGTCCTGAGGGAACCAGGTCTGACCGGATACGTTGACGGTTTCGATCAGAGGCGGCAGCGCCTCCGGAAACGCATCGTCCTCGATGAGAAAGTAGATCTTCTCAACACTGCTGTTGGCCGCAAGCGACTTGGCCGCCGTGACCATGTGCGGATAAAGATTCCGCGTCCCGGAATATACTGCCGCTCTCATTGCCTACTCCCTTCCGATCAGGTCGTGGCGCCGGACGCGCTGGACGCGACCAGAATACCGTTGGCCTTCTTCGCCAGGACGAAGCAGTCATACAGGAGACGTCCCTGCACAACGTGGCCGTCAATGTCCGGGTGATCCTGAAGGATACGCATCGTCTCGATCTTCTTCGGGGAGACGCAGCAGCCCTTGGAGACGATCTCGTACAGCACGCCCTGAGGCATGTAGCTGTCGGGGACGGGGACAACATGCAGGCCGTCGACAGAGCCGATCTCGCCGTTGACCACGATGTTCTTCGCCACATCCTGAAGAGTGGCGCCGGTGCCGACGATCTGGTCGGCCAGCTTGCACTTGATGACCTCGCTCTCCTTGATGAACAGGACACGGTTCTTCTTCGGAACGAGCAGGTTGCTCATGGCCGCGTTGTGCGTCATGATCGTCTCAAGGATGTTGGTCTTGCTCAGAGTGACGTTGTAGGCGATCGTGCCGCCGCCGGCTCCGCCGAAGTCGGTCACACCGTTGCCTGCCGCAATCGCGGCCAGACGGTATTTGTCCACCATCGGGATGATGACGTTTCTGGTCTGGCGGGCCATGACTTTGCCTGCCGCCTTGACCATCAGTTCACTGGTGTTGTTGCGCTTGTCGATCGAGCCGTTGAAGCTCTTGTCCTGGTTGACCGTCAGCTCCTGTACGGTGTCGCCAAGCTCGGTCAGGTTGCCGAAACGGCTGCCGCTGGTGGCGTCCCAGTCGTAGTCGTTCATCGGCAGATCGTCCACGGAATAGATCCGGACGGTCGCTACGCCGGTCCAGTCATAGTCCTGAGAGAAAATACCCTCAGTCAGGGATTCTTTGTAAAATGCCTCCGCTACTTTAGGCGAGGCTTTGGTTGCGAAATTGAAAGCCATTGCTTTTCACTCCATGTTACCAGGAGCCGTCCCAGCCCTCATCAAACGAGTCCTTGGCCGCAGCGGAGCCTTCAGACTTCGAGCTTCCTGTGGAACGCTCCTTGTTTTTTCGCTGCTGTTTCGCCTGCTCTACTTCTTCTTTCAGGCGCTTGTTCTCTGCTTCCAGTTCCTTGTTCACATACCGCTGATACGGCAGAACAAGGTTCCCGGTCTTTGCCGCTTCTTCCCATACTTCCTTCGGGATGTCCTCTGCCCGGACCGTCTCGCCGTAGGCAGCTATGAAGTCCGCGATCATCGCGCTGCCCTGTGCTTCCGTGCCGGCGCCGGACCTGGACTCCGATCCCTGGCCGGGCTGCATCCTCGCCCGTACCGCCATTGCAGCAGCTGATGCCGGATCCAGTTTCTCGCCCTTCGCTTCCGCTCTCGCGATCATCGCCCGCGTCCGCGTCTCGTCAATCAGCGACTCGATGTCACTGCCCCGAGAGTCGGCAAGTTCCTTCAGAAAGTCTTCGTACATCCGGAGCTTCGGGACATCGTCTTTCACCGCGTCCCACTTCTCCCGGATCCTGTCGTAGTCCATGCCCTGCTGGGCAAGTTTGATTACTTCGTCTCTCCCGACGGTTCGCTCTTCGCCAAGGTGCTTGAGTGTAAAGACCTCGCCCTGGTCGGGGCTTCCTTCTTTTCCCTTTGCCGCGCCTTCTTCAGCAGCTTCGCCGTCACTGCCTTCACCTTCGGTTCCTTCCGCGTCCTGCTGGTCTGCATCCGCTTCCGTGGCCTCGCTTCCCTCTTCAGTTTCCGCAGCTTCGTCAAAAGCAGGCTGACCGTCGTCATCCCAGCCTTCGTCAAATGCTGTGCCTTCCCCCTCCGGCGTCCCGGTGAGTTCCGTCTGTTCGGTCTGCACGGTGTCTTCCATTTCCATCTCGTCCTCTTTCTCCGCTATGGTCGGCGGTTCAGATTTTGTATTTCAAAAACGCTGGTCTGCGTCTTGATTCACGGGGTTTCTTTTTTCCGCCCCCCTCAGAAGGGAAGCTCGCCATCGTCGCTGATCTCTTCAATCTTCGGCGGTCGTCCGTCTTTTTGCTTCTTGCGCTCAGCAAAGTAGAACTGCGCCGCGATTACCTCGATCGCTGTGTGGTCCTTTCCATAAATGTCGGTGTACTTCCGAGTCGCAAGCCTGCCGCATACAATCACCGTCAGACCCTTCTCACCGTACCGGCAGAAGTTCTCCGCCAGCTTGTCGTACATCACTACATTGAACCAGTCACACGGCGTCTGCATCACCGCCCGGTTCCCGTCCCGGTCGCAGCACAGCGAGACCGTCGTGACAGGCTGGTCCTTCTTCGTCTTCTTCAGCTCCGGATGCGCTCCCACCCGGCCCATGATCACTACCCTGTTGAGCACGTTCTATCCTTTTCCTTTCTTCATAAAACAAGAGCCCTACTGCATCCAGGTGCAGTAAGGCCCTTGCCATTAATAAGGGACTTGCACCCTCCCGGCTCTCAGGCCGGTTCCTGACACTTCTTTATGTTGCGGATTTCCACCGCCCTGCTTTCTCCCATCCAACGACCATCTTCAGCCAGCTACATGCTATCCAGCAGTTCACTGCCCTCCGGCCAGCAGTCTTGTGGCCTATATCGAAAGGAGGTGCTACACAAACAAGCGAATTTATTATCCCATAAGCCGTACCTTAACCGCGCACCGGATGGCTCCCTGTCCCATCGTGCCTTCCCATATCGCGGTCCCTTCTTATACCGACTTGTTTCTTATTGCAATTCGCTACCCCCTATATATCATGCAGATTTTGTTATGTCAACTGTTTTTTGTTATGTAAACTTTGAATGGTTGTTTTGTGCCTGGAGATTTGAGAGGTTTCATGGCTCTGAAAATCCTAATATATATATAACGTTAGACGGTGCCCACCCTTTTTCCCCGGCCCGGGCTCGGCCTCGCGGATCGGGATCGGCTGCGGGATCTGGGTTCCGGTTCCTCAAAATCTGTAGCTGGTCCACACACAGCAGGAAAGAAAATCTTTTTTGCCGACGAAAAGTTATCTATTCCTTTTGATTTGCCACGATCTCAGAACTTATTTCGAAAAGTAAATTACGCATAATAGAGATTATGCGCTGTTCATATATCCGAACCTCCTGCCACCCTGCCGCCCTGCCTGACCGACTTGTATTTGAATGCAAGTTGCACACAACCAGGCTCTATATATCTTATATAATCTGGATTGGTAAGGATAGGATATGGGGTATATGGGGAAAGGGATATTGTATAGAAAGATGGGATAGATACTCCTATATATGAATTCATATATTATATCAATAGGGATGTATATATAACATGAATACCAGTAATAGTAGAATGATAAGGTCTAAGGTTCTATGATATATGAATTCAGATATGGAGGAAGAACCTTCTGTAGTATAGGAATTCCTGACTATATGAGATCTGATACAGGGAACGCCCCTCCGGTGAGCTGGAGCCGGTGAGAGATCCGGAGAGACAGAGCCCCGGAGACAGAGCCGGCCTGCTGGATCCAGGGCGACAGCTGCAGGACCGGAGGACCGGGGAAACCTGCTCGGGAGGTCTGCCGATCTGCTGCAGGTCCGGAGGATCCCGGAGCCCCAGGGCGCGATATATCTAAAAAGAAATCCCCTGCCGATCTGGCAGAGG